GAGGTCAGCGCCGTGTCGCACACATAGGCGACGTGCGTGTGATCCTGCGGCTTGCTGATTGATACCTGCGACAATGGTAAGACAATGTAATCTTGCGCCGCAACCGCAGTCAGGCCCGTCAAGCCGGTGCGGACATAGACGTTATTGGTGCCAGTGTTTGTGACCACGATGGACTTGGAGCCAACGCCCATTTGTGTCGAGGCTGACGTTGCCGTCACGCTGGCCACCGATACGCCAGATCCGTAAGCGGGGCCGAATGTCTGCTCAATCATTGTGTTACCCCTTGGAGCCAGCTCTGATACTTCGGATGTTCAAGCGCAACGAGCCTGTCAAGCTGCTCGTGCGTCATCGGGATTTGGCCGATCAGCATGTTCCGAAGCGAAGCGAACTCAGCCAGAATGCGCGCCTTCAAGGCCGCGTGATCCTCGTCCGGATAAGCTTCCAGCAAAGCCTCGGCCGGCGGCTCGGCAGGACTGGACAGCTCAAGCACGGGTGCAGATAGCGCCGCCTCAAGCTCTGCGATGCGTGCGCGCAAGGCGTCATTCTCGGCAATGAGCGGGTCAACAAATGGCGTTGCATCAACCAGCTTGCCAGACGTCACCGCATTCCAGTGCGCCTTGTAGGCGTCGGCCACGTAGCGCGGCGGCTCGTCGGGGACGTCCATCAGCTCACCACGGATCACGGCCCGCACCTGCGAACGCCACGCGCGCCAGTCCGGATTGATCGTCAGCCCCTCGTCCGCCGCCTTGGCGTCGATGTGGTCAACCGCCTTGAGCGTGCGCCAAGCCAAGGCCTTGAGCTGTCCGTGTTCTTCTTCCGTCATCATGCCGGCACCACCGATCCAGAACCGTCCGCGATATACCAGGGCGATGCCGCAGCCGAGCCGCTCGACACCATCAGGCGATTGTTCGTGGTGTCATAGACCACCTTGCCCGTGACCTTGTTCGTGGTGTTGACCGCATTGGCAACCGCCGCAATCGACGCCGCCGCAATCGACTGAAGCACCAGGCCGCTTGTCAGCGTTTGCTGCGCTGTGAAGGTCTGCGCCGTGGCGAGGAATGCCTGCCCTGATGTGTTGGTGCTGCCGATCACGTACCACGTTGAAGCAAGCGCATTGAACTTGAACCGCAGCGCGCCGTTCTGGCTGATGCCAACGGGAGCCCCGACAATCGTTGCGCCATTGCCCGACAGCGTCAGGGTCGTGACGGCTTGCGTTGAGAAGATCAATATCTCTTGATTGTCCGCCACCGAGGACAGCAGCGGGAACGTGATGGTCCCCGCCGCATAGGCCGCAAGCGGCGTCAGGATCAGCCACTGGTTGTCGGTGTTGCTCAGCAGCGAGACTGAAAACCCCGTTGCGACCGGCGCTGAATACTGCACCACGAACTCGCCAGCCGTGAAGGTAAGGTTTGCCTGCATGAACGCTTGCAGCGTCGTCAGGCTGGTCTTCCGCGTGTCGCTGTTGTTGGACCGCCAGATCGGCAGAAGGTCGCCGGCCGTGAGCGTGTCAGAGGTTGAGAGTTGATTGATGTCAGTCATGGATCAGCTCTCAAAATCAAGCGTTGCATCAGGTCCAACCGTTAAACCACGATCCTCGCGTTGCAGGAACGGATCGCCGTTGAAGCGCCAGTATTTCGTGCCCTGACCAGCCGGGACCGCGTTAACGTCAATCAGCCTCTCCGGGATCGTTGAGCGACGGCTTAACAGCGCCATGTAAGACGACCGCGCCGTTGCCTTGGTGTCGGGGCTGACGGTCTTGCCCATCATCGGTGCAAGGCGAACTGCAAGATTGCTGACGATGGCCTCAATGGCCTCGTCGGTGACAGTAGCGTCCTGATCCAGATCGCTATCGCCAGGATTGTCCGCAAGCGGATAACCGATGCGCAGGCCCCGGCTGTTCCACGTCGCCATCATGTTGTCGAGGCGGCGAAGTCCAGCCTGGAACTGTTCCGGCTGAAGGTCGAAGGCATAAGACGCCAGCCCAACCTCTTCAAATGCGTTCTGCACCAGCTCGCGCTTTGTCCAGCTCACGGTTGGGGCTCCGGATCAGGGGCCGGCTCTGGCGGTGCTTCTGGTGTCGGTTCCGGCGGTGCTTCTGGCGTCGGCTCTGGTGCAGCAGCCTCGGCCGCTTCCTGCGCCTCGAGCGCCTCGATGATCTTGTTGGCCAGCGTCTTGTCGGACCAGCGCCTGTCAACGGTCAGGCCGATCTCAGCCGCCTTGGCCAGCATCTCGTCCCGCGTCGGCGGGGCGTTATCCTCGACAGGCTCGGACATAACGGCCACACGCGCGGGGGCCGGGTTTAGAAACACCTCAACCGCTTCCGGCAGCGTGGCAAACCAGCCATCGGCCAGCGCCTTGTCGAAAGCTTCCTGATCAGTCACGCCAATGCTATTGAATGTCGTGTATGGAGGCCCCCAGCGATCACCAGGGCAGCGATAAACGATGGTGGGGAAATCGGTCATTTGGCCTTCCGCCTTGCTTTCTTCGCCGTGCTTAGTGCGATGGCAATCGCCTGCTTCTGCGGCTTGCCGGCTTTCATCTCGGTCGAGATGTTTTTGGAAATTGTCTTGGGGCTGTAGCCCTTCTTCAGCGACATTGATCTCTCCCAAGTAAATGGGGCGGCCTTGTGAGCCGCCCCACTGAGGTTAGGCGATACGATAGGACACGAACGTGTTGGCCGCAGTCTTGCGGGTCCTCCAGCGTGCGGAGTTGCCGTAGATGCCGCCCGTCGAAGCGTTTGCACTCTGAACAATCGGATTGCCCACGATGGTATGAGTGGCGCCCGCCGTGACAGTGATCGTATCCAGCGCAGCCGCCGAGAGGTTGATCAGCGACCAGTCGAAGTACTCGTTCACGTCAAACGTCGCCGCTGCATCCAGCAGGGTGCCGGTCGGCAGGGTATAAGCCTGCGTGGCGCCCGCTGCGTGCGTGCCGGTGATCAGCGTCGTCAGCAGTTCAGCGGACGTCAAAGTGACAGCCGTCGTCTTGGCTGCCGGGTCGCCTTGGACGCCGTTATCCGTCCGCCACTGCTTCACGTTCGGATCCGTGCCGACTTCGTACTGCACCGACAGGCCGCCGCCAGCGTCGATAATCAGCGTTGCGCCGCCCGTGAAGGTTCCGAACACGGTTTGACCGTTGATCACAGTGCCGATCAGGGTCGTGTTGTCCGGATAGTTGGCAAAGCCCGACGTCCGGTAAACGTTGACCAGGCCCTGCGATGCGACTGCAAGCTTTTGAGTTGCAGTAAGAGTGACGGAGACACGGCCGCCGCCGGTGAGAAAGGAACTCATGTGCGATTGCTCCGTTAGGTCTGGCTGAACATGATGATGCCGGACATCATCGGCTGTTTGTTGACGACACCGTAGAGCGTGTCGAGGCGATACTTGGTCCGCATCGTGTTGATGTCGTACTGCTTTTGCATGACCAGTTCGATGCCCTGGTCAGTTGCAGCACGCATCACCGCCGCGCCCGCATCGGTCGGGACCGCATAGCGACCCGGAAGGATCTCGATGCTGTCCCGGAACCAGAACGGGTTCATGAAGTTCGTCACCGTGTTCAGGAAGGTAATCGCCGCCGTGCCCGACGTCGCCGTCATGGTGCAATTCTGATACTGGATTTCAGCATCAGATGCGCCCTGCGCCGAGATGATCGGCGGAGAGATGACGAGTGTGGTGGATGACGGCACAGAGATAACCCGGAACGTCATCGGCTGGCCGGTGTCGCCCTTCGTGATCAGGTGCACGCTGTTGCAGTTCGCAATCGTGAACGCATCGCCAGCAACCACGGAGGTTGTGGAGCTGATGGTGATGGTCTGGTAGCGGTTATCGACGTTCGCCGTCTCGCCGGTCGTGGCAACTGAGGTCGCCTTCGGAACCCAGTAGTTAGCCGCGCCGACAAGCGTGCTTAGGGTGAGACCAGCACCGCCGGCCGCAGCCGTCTTGCGGTTGGCATAGTCCAGCTTATACGTGTCGAACGAAGCGACACGGCCAACGAAGCCAGCCCGCAGCGCCTCGTCGGAGATGCTGTTGCCGAACGAACGTGTTGACACGGCGAGGTTGGACGCCATGCCGTTGTAGTCGCGCGTTGACAGAGCGAGGTAGCGGTCCTCCATCTGCACGCCGCGTTCGTTCATGATGGCCTCGCACAAGGCGACGTCATCAAAGCCAGCAGCAGCGGCGGAGCGCTTGACGAAAAGCGTTCCCTGGTTGGCTGCGACGTTCATCACGGACACGTTGATGTCGCTGGCCAGCTTCTGCTTGGCAGCGTCGCCAAGGCGACCTTCCTGCAAAGCGTCACGCAGTTCAGTTGCCGTCAGAACGAACGGAACCGACCGTGCAAAGCCGATAGTGGCAGGCACGGAAAGCTGCGTGTAATCGTCGAAGTTCGTGGTCATGTCGGTGCCGCTGTAGCTCGTCGCGATGTACGGCTGCGGGCGCCACATGATGTTGTTCGTGCGTTCCATCGTGGTCTGATCCGTATTGAATACGGCCACGTTGCGGGACAGCACTAGAGCATCCTGAAAGCCTTCGAGGATGTTTTCGAAGGCCACCCTCTCTTCCTTTGAGAAACCGTTAGGCATTGTTCCTTGTCCTTGTTAACCGCGCTTCGCCTGGCGCTTGTAGGCCATCACCTTGGTGAAATCGCCCGTTCTGCCGGCTTCCTCGCGCAGTCGTTCCAATGTGTTGTCGACAGCGCCGGTCTTGCGAGCATTGCCGCTCGGTATCTGTTCAGGCGCCGCTGACGGCTTGCGTTGTGTGACTTTCAAACTCGCCTCCAATCGTCCAATTGCCGCAGCAAATGCGACCGGGTTCGTAATCGCCGCCAGTTCGGCGGCCTTCTTGGGGTTCTTGCCTAGCGCATAGATCAACAGTGCAGGTTTTTCCGCGCCGTCGAGGATGATGCCCTGCTGCGTCACGGACAGAACGTCCGCAATCACGGCCTCTGCATCATCGAAATCCCGCGCCTTCAGCTCGGCTTTGGCGGTGTTGTAGCCGGATATCTTGGCTTCCCACGCGCCTTTGACCTCGTCCTGCTTGCGCTGGCGTTCGTTGGCTTGCTGATCATACGCAGCTTTCGCCTTGTACCAGTCATCAAGCTTCGCCTCGTAAGCGCCTGTGTCATAGTCCACATCGGCAAGCGTCGGCTTCTTTGGCGGGGCGGTATTTGTCTCACCCTGCGCGGCCGGCGCCTGCATACTGCGTTCTAATTCACGAATACGCTTCTGCTGTTCGCGGTTCTGCTTGCGAAGATCCTTGACCCATGCGGGGGCCTCTTGTGAGGCATCCGGTTCAGGCGGCGGTTCTTCGTTGCCGATGCTGACGACAATTTCGCTTTCAACCTCTTCCGCCGGGGGCGTCTCGCCCTCCACAACGGGGGCCGGGGACGTCTCGTCCGCCAGCGCCAGGTCAACCACGTCCTTGTTTTCCTCACCGAACATTATGCGCTTTCCTCTCAGTCATTGGTTCCGGCTGACTGGTGGACCGGCTAAATTAATCGTCCTATCCCAAAAACGGCCAACAGCAAATCTGCTTCCGCCTCATAATTTGCGACCAGCAAGTCAAGCGCGTCCTCATCGTCTGCCAGTATGGCGTCCAGCTCTCGCGCCGCGTCCTGCAGATCCTGGCTTTTCTGGCGTTCAATCTCGCTGCGGAACTGCTTTTCGCGTTGCACCGCCTCGAGCTTGGCAATCTCCCGGCGGAGGCTTTCGGCTTGCTGGACGTCGCCAGTGTAATCCTCAAGCTTCCGGGCAATCCGTCGCGCTTGCGGGCGATCCGACGTTGCCAGCTCTCTGGCGATGTTGGCCAGCCGTGCAGCCTGCTTTAGTTCAAGCTCCCATTCGTGCGCGGGGCTTGGACGCGGCCGCTTGTATTGCGCCGCGTTTCCGCCCGGCCCGCCGCCGCCGATAACCTGCGGCACGTCTCCGCTTACCGTTGGGGCATATCCGGTCAGGGATAGCGCGCCCAAGCCTGTCGTGACGGACACATTGGCTGATGTTGCGACCGTGGGGGCGAAGCCCTGCAAGGCCAGCGCGCCAGCACCGGGCGTCACCGTCACGTTTGTGGCTGTTGTGACCGTTGGCGCATAGCCGGTCAGCGTCAGCGATCCGACACCCAGCGTTAGCAAGGCGCTAGCGACAACCGCCGGCGCAAACCCGGTCAGGGTCAGCAGGCCACGATCAGGCGTCAGCGCGGTGTTTACAACGCCAGGATAAAGCCGGACGTCGTTCTGGTTGGCCTCGGCTGGAACCGTAAATAGCCGAACGTCACTCACGGATAGACAGCCGTCAGCGTGTTCACGCTTGTTCCGGCCACGTCAGGCGATCCGGCCTTGTAGGCCCTCACGAAATAGGTCTGCGAGTTGCCGCTTAGGGTGAACCTGTAGACCCCTGAACCGTCCGAGGTCGTGGATGCAACGAGCGTATCCTCGGAGTTCAGGAACAGGTCCACCACGCAATTGGCCAGCGCCACACCTGCGCTGTCCCGCGTCACGCCAGACAGCGAGAACGTGCCTGTAAACTGCGGGGCCTTGAGTAGCGGCGTCGAGAACAGCGAATGCCCGATGCCGCCCATAGGAACGCGGCGCGGGCCTAGCTCGATGTATTCCATCCCCCCATTCGGACCTAGTTTGGTCAGGCCCGTGTTCGTCATCGGACACATGTTCGCGCCGAAGCGCGTCATCTGACGCGGTCGCTGCGTGAGTGATCCGATGAGGGGCATGACCTAGTTGAGGTCCTCAATCAGGAACTGGTGACAGGTAATCGAGTTCGCCGCGTTGGCGACTGACCACGTCGCGAACAGGTCCACGAGCTGCGCTGCGGTGCTGTCGAAGCCTGTGCCGACTGCTGGCGCCGTGTTGTATGGCATGATCTGAGACGCAGCGCCTGCCGTGCCAATGGCAGATGCGCCGATAACCGCGTGAGAGGTCCACAGACCCTGGCCTAGAATGTTGGCCGTCGTCGTTGCGCCGACCGCGCGCACGGTCATAAGCGCGTCGTAAATCCAAGGGGTGTTGGTCTGCGCCACAGTGTTCAGCGTCATCGCGCCGCTGCTGAAGACGTTGACCGAACCAAGGCGCAAGTCGAGCGTCAGCGTGCCGGGCGTCGTCACAACCGTGCTGATCCTGCCCGTTGCGCGCACGCGGAACATCTTGCCCGCGAACAGGTAGTTCGCCGGAAGCGTCGGCTTGGCGATGACTGGTAGGATCGACGTAGCCGTCGTGGTGTTGGTAAGCGCCGAGCCGTCGCCAATCGAGTTTAGAAGGGTTGCGATATAGCCCTGTTGCATGGTCTGTCCCTTATGCCAGCGTGAAGACGCCAGAGGCGTTGATTGTAATCGTAAGCGTGCCGGCCGTTGTGCTGACTGACCCTCCGCCCGTGTCCAGGTCCACAACGCACAACAAGTCGTCGTTGGTATTGTCGGCGTAGATTACGGCGTATTTCGCGGTGATCGTGCTGCTGGTCCAGGCCTGATCATCTACGTCAAATGTGATTGTGCCGGTGGCTTGCGTCCATGTCGCGGTCAGCGTTTTGCCGCCTACGGTGTAGCCGGTTCCGACCACTTCCGCCGTGAGGTCCGCGTACCGGCAATCAGTAGACCCGCCGACGAAGGTCGCGTCGAGCGCCTGCGATGACGTGGTCAGCGCCATCTTGAATGTCTGCGTGTCGAGATCGAACGTCCCGTTCGCCAACTTCAGCTTGGCCCTGTTAAAGACGATCCAGTTACCTGCGGCCATCAGTCGTTGCCTTCAGTTTCAATTCTGGATATCCGGCCTTTTTCGCGCACGACACGCTTGGGACGCGACAGCGCAGCGATTGCCTTGTCCGCGTTCTGGCTCGTCACCTGCGCGAACTGTCCGACTGCCTGGCTCATCTGCCCGACTGCGCTGCCGATCACGGACACGCTATCACTCAGCCCGATCACCGCCTGCTGCATGGCCGAGGCAGCCTGCGCCATTGTGTTATTGGCCTCTCGATCGGCATTGATCTGCTCGACCTTGCCCCGCGCCGCCGTGATCTTTTCCTGGCGTTCCAGGTTGTCGAGGCGCATGGCTTCAAGCTCTAGCTGCGTGCGCTCGTCCGGAGCGGCTGGCGCCTCTGGTGCAGGCGCGGCCTGCGTTGCGCCCGGCTCCATGCCGACATTGTGCAGCGTCTGGATAGTCTCGGCCCTGACTTGCTCGGCCTGGGCCAGCGTCTTTTCCGTGTTCGCCATAGCCAGGCTTGCCTTGGCCTTTGCCTCATCCGCAAGAGCGGCCGCCAAATCCTTTTGCGGGTCGGGCTGGTCCTGCATGGCCTGCAGCTCTTCCGCCATCGCGGCGGCCTCGTCCTCGTTTGGCTCCAGCACGCCCTGCTTAAGAAGCTGCTTGCGGAAATACTGTTGCATCTCGGAGAGACCTTCTCCCTCCATGTTCATCATCGCCATGCTGCCGAGAATGGACAGCGTCTGAGGGTCCTGCGTGATCTGCATCATGCCGGTGATAGCGCGGACGACAGACGCGCGACGGCTGGTCGTGCTCGGCCCGACGTCAACGGCAACGTCAAACTTCGCCTCGGCTATGTCGTTCTCAGTTTCGATGGCGCCAGTCTCTTTGTTGACGATCGGCCGGGCAAGCTCAACCGTGCGCGGCTCGCCAGTGGTCTGCACCGCCTTCATCTTGCGATTAGGCTCGACGTAAATCTCACGTGCCATCGATAGCCAGACCTCGCCGCAACGCTTCACCGCCTTGCCGAAGTTGCTGATGTAGATGAACGTCTGCATGTCCAGCTTGTTCTGGATCAGCTCAACCGCCTTGCCCGACATGTTCGGCTGCATGATCTCGGCTTGCTGCTGGTTGCCGAGGATCTCCTGCATGTCGGTTTCAGTGATCTGCAGCAGCGCCGCCATTGCCGGCGGGATTTCAGGCGCCCGCGTGTAATCCAGCGCGCCCATGGGCTGCTCACCGCCGTCAGCATTGGTCACCGGATTGACCAGCAGGTACGGGTAACGCTTGATATTGTCTTCGGCCCAGGCGAGTTCGTGGCCGGCAACCTGTTCCGGGGTGAAAATTGGCTTCTGGACCGTAGAATAAGCAGATATTTCGCCCAGCTTCGTGAGCTGCATGTTCTTCAGCCGCTGCGCGTCCTTGGCCAGCCTGACGTGACCCTGGCATCGCTCGATGTTGTCCACGAACCAGCGTTTGCCATAGACGGGAATGATCGGGATTTCGGACCCGGCGATCAGCCCGTAATCCTCCAGCACCTTGCCGCCACTGAGCAGGTACTTGTGGACCTTCTGCTTCTTGATCTTCCTCTCGCGGACCTCGACGCTGCCGGTGGCGAGCAGCGTGCGTTCAAGCTCCGGATCGTCTTCAAAATCAGCTTCCGAATACTTGGTCTCTTCGCCATCAAGTGAGCGGAATATGCGCAACGTCTCGGTGACCTGCTCTTTGACGTAGTATTCGCAGATGTAGACCACGTCAGGCGTTGACCAGTCGAACTGGACGAACTGCACCACCTTGGGCCATGTCGTGGGGTCGTCGTTGAACCGATCCTTGTAGCTCTGCACCGTCATGGCCGACAGGACGAAGCAGGACTGCGCGTCCTTTTTGTCCTGGCGCTTGGCGTTTAGGTCAAAGAACACGCTCGTGTCAGCGTCGAAGATCGGTTGAAATACAATGCGCTGCTGTTCGTTCTCCGGATCGCCCTCGTCCTCGTACTGGTTCGAGAGACGCCACGCCCCGAACCCGCCGCCTACCGCTTCCTCGAAGGCGTTATCGTAAGCCTCGTCTGCGGAACTGTCCTGCTCATCGGCGCGGTAGAGCTCATTGCAGGTGTCGGCCAGCTTCAAATTCGTGGAGCCGTCTTTGGGGACGAAATCAACCGTAACGCGATTGTTGCGGTATTCGCTGATGATGCGCATCACGCTCAAAGCGACCTTGTTGACTTCAAATCTCGGTCTGTTCGCGTACTGTTCTGCGAGGTTGCCTTCCCACTGCGCGCCGGCAATGCTGTAGAACCTGCGATCCTCAAGGCATTGGAACCGTTCGTCGCGCATCGTGCTCTGGATGCGGTCAAACTCCGCCAGCGCCTCGGTGTGGACGCGTTGCAGCCGCTGCTCTTTGGTTTCTCGCGCCATGATTTGCAGCCGTAACCTATCTGGACATTGGTGTCACGGTGGGGACGAG